TTCCTCTCTACTCATTTTGGTTCTCCAATTATTATGAAATGTCTAAGTTGCTTTTCATCATACCAGCCGTCTAGGTGACTCGCTTTGCAGAAACCATTTACATGGTTAGTGATTCGGTAGCCTAAGCAGAGGACTTCTCTGTGCTCCATGTTCTCGTTTTTATATGAGGCGACTTCAACTAGATATTCATTGTCTTTCAGTGAGTCCGCTCTAAACTTTTCTCCAGTCATTGCTTTGCTCCAATCAATTTTTCGTAGTAGCTTTTGTCTTTTTCAAGAAAGTTCAAATAATCATTAAGCTCGTACCATATAGTCGCGTTCTCGTCATTACTTAACTTTGCGTTTGTCTCTTCAATCTCGGTCTCAATTCTATCAAGTGAATATAGTGAACTTAACTCTCTCCTGTATTTTGATAGCTTGTTCTCTATTCGTGAGAATAGAGTTGGGGTAATGTCGTCAAGAATGTCCTCGTAATTATCGAGTAATGTTTGCAATTTGCGAGTCTTCGCTTCAAGCGTTTTGATTTCTTGCTGTCTCATTTCTTGTCTCCAGTTAATGTTTGTTTTTTTACAAAAGTTCAAGTTGCTTCATGTCAATATATGTTTCAGCTCTCAAAGCACCGTTCAAGTAATCAAGTAAGTGTTCCGCTTCGTCAGACATCAGCTCGTCAAGAATATAGCTTGTTGAAGTTCCGTAGCTGTCTGAAATTGACTTGAGAATCCAGAATGTTTTTTGATTGTCTGCAGTCTCAAAATAGGCTCTGTTTTTTTGTGCGTTTGTCATTTCTCTTCTCCTAGATATTTTGTTTATTGAAATTTGTAAAGAACAGTTGCTGTATAATCAGCGCGGAAAAAATGCTCTTGCGTTGCGCCGTAAACATTCTTTGTTTTTATGAAGACGATATTGTTATCTGCGTCAACCTTCATGCAAAGGATATGTGGATATTTTTCGCCTTGTGCTCTGAGCTTTTGCAAAGCCATTTCGTACTGCTTTGAAGCTTTTGTCGTTTGTTCTGTTCTGTAGCTTTTCATTTCCGTCTCCGTTTGGGTTTTTAGCTTTCGGCTCTCATTGCCGCGTCATTTTCTAGTACGAACTTACGGCAGTTTTGCAAACAACGCAAGTATTTTTTTCGTTTTTGCAAAATTATTTTTTGTCTAAACTCAAGTAGTGGCTCTGACAGCGGGTTTGCTGGCTAAATTTTTTTTTCAGATGAGGCTTATTTTTCTTGTTATATCTTGTTTTTTACAAACAAGTGGCTTGTTTTTTCTTTTGCGGGTGTTTCAGACTGGCTAAATTTGAAGACCGAAAACTAACTATTTTAATGTAGGTAGATGCTGCTCGGTATTGGGGCGGGGCTGGAAGATTTCCAGCTCCGTATTTTTATTTTGAAGTATCACAAAAATGTTTATATTGCAAAGCGGTCCACAATAACCGCCTGTCTCCCCCCTGAGAAAGACCCCTTGAAAGAGGGGTTTGTTTTTTATGGACCAGCTGACGGTATAGTTCCGCCACCGCCGCCGCCGCCGCCGCCACCTGTTAATTGACTCAAGACTTGTGCCCAAGTATCAGAAACGTCATACTCGGTACCATTGATATCAATGAGTCTGCATATTCCCTCACCTTCGTAAGCCTCTTGTATGGAATTGTTCGGCAAAGAGAAAGGCTGTCCAGAATTTGCGTCTGTAAAAGTCATCATTTTTAGTCCGCCTCTACAATGAGTTGTGAAACTATTCGGCCTGTTGAATTGAAAGTGTAAGCGGCACGAACTTCTGGAACGAGATAAATTGTAGAAGAGTTTGGTTGCAAGACGTAGGGTATGTTTATCACTTTTTCAACAGAGGCAACATTTGAAGCACAATCAATCCACTCAGTATTCAGAATTGATATTGTGCCTATCAAAACGTCTAGCTGTGATGAAGAGAAAGCCTGTGGCGAATTACGAGCCGCTGGTGTAACTGAAGCTCCAAACAGCCATAAGCGAAGAGTCGGCTTTTGAATTGTTCCAGCGGTCGCTGTTTCTTTCAAAATTATTCTAGCAACATTGCCAGACATTCCAACAGTTCTAGCCATTGAACCGTAAGCGACTGCAGAGCTTGTCAAAATATCTCCAGTCGAGTAAGTAGCTGTATCGAACTGTCCGAACTCTGCAACAGCTCTCCTTCTATCTATTCCATATTTTCCTGAGTAAAATTCCATATTGTTTCCTTTGTTTGTTTAGACAGATTGCAGAATCATGCGAGACGATTGGTCTATGTCCGAAAGCCTGAAGACTTGCAAAACTGCGTATGTATTGAAAAGCTCAAAATTGATATTACTGTTTGTCGAATAGAGTCGAACTTTGAAAGCTGGTAAGCCGTTTGGGTTGCTTACAAACGCTTGTTCTGGAGCGTTGAAAATTGCGGTCCCATTGACATAAGGGTGCTTGCTTGTATGTTGGTAGTCCATGTATGTCGAATAAAGTTCGTAGTTCGGCGTATTGAGTACGACATTCGAAACAAGTTTAATTCCCCACTCATGTGCTGCGTTGACAGTGGGTGAGAAGAGCTGCGCTTTGACAAAATACCAACCTGGTTTCCTGACATAGATATATCTATCATACCAATTGTACCAATAGAGAGGCGATGAAACAATTATTCTTGATTGGTTCCACGGAATATCGACTCCAATAGAACCGGCACTGAAAAAGAAATTGCTAACGCCAGTAATCTCCATTGCGAAGTTTTGAATATCCTGTTTAAGAGACGTTGCTGTTGCCTCTGCAGACGCTTTTGCTTTTGCCAAAACAGAGTACGAAATATCAGCTGCGTTATTGAGTAAAACCTGTTGCGAATCGTCTGAGTCTATATCATAAACTGTAGGTATATTTCCTGTGTTGAAAGCTAGTTGCTTACGGCCTATGCCTTCTGTTCTTATCGGTTCGTTAAACTTCATCATTCACTCCGCATCTATTCTGATTTTTAAGTCTACTGTTCCTGCATAAATATCAAGAGAGTGCTCCAATAGAACACCCTTGACAATTGCGGTATTGTATATTTCCTGCAAGAGCGGGTTGTAGTTTTGCAGATTAAGTTTAACCCTAGCTCCAACATCGTTTGTCTTTGCATGTTCTAGCCTCGTCGTAAGTTCCGCCTCTGCTTGCTTTCTATCACCAAGACCGCGAACCATAGCATAGCAATAGGTGCTCGGTAGTCCTGAATTTTGTTGGTCAAGAATAATCTCCAGACTATAGTCTATCATTCCAACAATTGGTGCTGGTACTGGAAATGGTAGCCAATAGTAAGTTCCGTAAGACGGCGGAACGATGGAATCAGCATCGAAAATAATTTTGCAAATAACATTTACTAGCTTTGGTAAGTGAGGCTCGTCGCTTTCAAAATAGAATATGCTACCAGAGTTTACGGAGCTTCGAACCATACTCATATTTTGATTGCCCCAAATTGCGTTGACTCTTTCTTTCTTGTTCCTATTTGTAAGCAACGGCAAATTGTGGAACATAATTTTCAAATCTTTGCTATTGTCTCCACTCGTGCCTTGTTCTTCATACTTGTACTCTGTCGTATCGGCATCACCATTTATCGAAGAGACAGATATTTTTGCGCTCTTCAAAGTTTCAGAGAACAGCTTAATTTTCAACCCACTGTAAGTGTTGTCTTGATTGAAAACTTTTGTATTGATATTTGTAGAGCCGTATGGAAATTGGCTTGTCAAAGTACACGTGTATACATCTGGCGTTCCAGCTGTACGCGTATATGAAAAGCGACAGATTTCACAGCTACCCTCTACTAAGCTCTTCAAGACTTCGTGAAAATTTCCATACTGTGCAAACATTTGATTGTCTGCGTGAGCTCCAGATAAGAGTTGCAAACCAGCACCGCTTACGTTTTCCCATACCTCTGCAACGTAGCAAAGAAAGTCCGCGTCTATATCACTCATTGCGTTGTCAAGAAACCTTACTGAATCTCCATAAAAAGTTGGAGCTATAAATTGACACGAATTGTTTCTGAGTATAGCTCTCATATAAGCGGAATACATTGTGCCTATCTTTGAACTGAGTCTTTTGAAAGTAGAAACATAAGACCAAAAGCGACCGTCTAAAACATCAGCAAGGTTTACTGTTTCGTTTCCTACTTTGTAATTCTCTCCAGTTTGAAAAAAACGGTACTCTTCTTTTTCAGAACGGAATATACCAGACGCAATTTCAATTTGAGTGTCTTCGCAACGTAGCGCTGCTTTCCAAATTGTCGGCGTAATCATTTCACCTACGCATCTTGTCAAGTCATGAAGCTCCATTTTGAAAGGAACGGAGTTTTGAAGAGGCGTAATTTCTAGCTCGTTTTCAGCACTATACTTTTGACACCCAATAAACAATGGTTTCCAGTCGTTCGGCGCAAAGCCATAGGAATCGTTATACAGCAAAATGAAAGCATTGAATACATTGAACTGTCTTTCGGCCTGTGTTGGAGCTTTGTGATAGGAATTTGATATAGTCGCTAGATATTGCGAGCCGTCTGAATTAAGAGGCACAAGTTGCGTGGTAGTTCCTTTCAAAAGCTGCTCACGTAAATTGTTCAAGTCAGCGCTCCCTTGCAAAGCTGCAATGTTTACAGACATTTCCAGAACATCGCTTCTAAGACCCGTAGGCAAGTCTCCTAGACTTGAATCTAGTTTCATATCCCTTAAGACGAAATCGTCTGGTAAAAGAAAGTCCTGTGCGCCAGACGAGTAGTCTGCATTACTTGGAATAACATAAAGCCTATAAACAATGTTATCCTCTGAAGTCCACTCAGTATAGAATCTTTTGTTTGGTGTATATTGGCTAGGTATCAACATTTACAGCAAAGTCCTTCTATAAACAGTAAGCACCATTTGTTCAAGACCAGACGCCCACTTCTTTTCATTTGACACATTGCATCGTACAAACTCAAAGCCAGACGAAAACAAACCAGTCGTTAATGGAAAGTTTACTGCGTCTCTGAATCTGTCGGGCAACTTTTTGTTATCAAGACCAGCGTCCGGTGCGACAAGCCTTCTGTGCTTTCTTGATAGAATTTGAGTGAGCAAGTACATTGTAGTTTCCGTGCTTACTGTTCCTGAGTCCCATGTAGAAAAAGGAACGCACTCAATATCTAACTTTACGCGAAATCTATTCTGTCCAATTTCAGCACCAGACATTGCAACTTGTGAGGCCGACTCCATTTCATAGTCTGGCTTAATACCAAAAATTGGAATCTCTATGGACAGAGTGTTAACAGGATTGAAAGTAGGCTCTGTTGCGCCTTGTATCTTAACCCAAAATTTCCAAGACATATTTAACCTCGTCTCATATTTCGTTTGCGTTCGGAATCTACTATTGCTCTTATGCCTCTGGAATCTCCAGACAAAACCCCGCTTACTTCGACTCTTGTGTTCCTAGATATTCTCGTTCCTAGATTTCGTGTTTCGTCTCTGAGTTTTTTTATCTCTTCAACAATCTCTCCATTATTTGAAACCGAGTATGAAGACATTGGCACTTTGTTCAAATAAAACTCAGAAATGCTTTTGCCTGTTTTATTCATAAACTCAAGTTCGGCTAAGTTATTTTTTGTTGCGCGTGCTGTAATTACAGACTCTCCTTTGGAAAGCCACGCTGGAATTGAATCACTTGTTTCAGTCCCAACTCCGTCAAGAGCAACAACACCGTCTTTGAAACCAGCGGCGCTACGAGCAAGACCAAGCAAGCCGTATAGGGTTCCAGTTAAAGTTGCAGCTGCAAGAGGACCAAGTATCGGACCAAGAGTCGTCACCGAATTTCCAAGAATACCCGCAACGAATGAGGGAATCATTTTCGAGACGGCATCGAAAGCAGCGCCAGCCGCCGCCTTACCAAAGTCCTCTAAAGTAGCCTTTCCAGAGGCGGCCAACTCTCCAAAGCTAGACAGCGTCTCTCCAACGAATTGATTAAATATCTTTTGGTTGCCTTCTAAACCCTCTGCGTTTTTATTGAAAACTTCCGCTTGTGATTTGAAGACCGACGCGGCTGCTTGGTCGCCAGCTCTTTTCAGTCTACCTAAGTACTGTTGGCCAATGTTTTGAGAGGCCTCGCTTTTCTCTTTTTCAATTTGAGATATTTTGCTAGAGTACTCTTCAAACGAAATCTCTCTTTTTGCGAGACTGTTTTTCAGGTCGCTTTCCTGCTGGTTCAAAGCGTTTAGTTTTTCGTCTCTTGCTTTTCTTTCCGCGTCTATTTCGGTTCTGAGTTTATCAGCATTGAACGCCTCTTGTATGGAAAGCTCTAAACTTTTTGCAACTTGAAAGAAAACAGTATTTTCGGAAATAGCTTTTTCTGAGTCCTGCGAAAAACGAGCAAAGCGTCTATACATATCGTCAAGAGTAGATTGGTTTGACTCTCTGAGTTTTTCCAAAGCTGCAAGTGATTTCGTGTCACCGATATCTCTAGCAAGCTGTATCTTTTCTTGAACTTCTTGTTGCTGCGAAATCAGCATATCATTAAAGTTCGTAAAGTCCTGTTCTGCTTTTGCAAACTGACCTTCAGTATTGACAGGAGCTTTGAACATAGACTCTAGGTTCTTCGCATATTCCTTAACAGAGCCGTCTGCGTCTTTGACAAAAGTTTCAAGTTCGGAAATAACTTGGTCTCTCCAAGAAAGGTCTGGTTTGACCTTTGCTTTGTTCTTATCAAGTTGGTCTTGTAACTTTTTGAACTCAGAGATATAGAACTCCTTTACGTCCTCAATACTCTCGTCTTGTTCTGCTTTGATTTTTATGCTTTCAATTTCAAACTTTGTATCTTTAGTTTCTCTTGCAAGCTCATTGAGTTTGATTTTTGCCAACTCGTTATCAGCTTCAAGTCTCTGTTTTAAGAGGCGTGACTTTTCCTCTTCGCTACCTTGCAAACCTATCTCGTATGTGTTCCTATCATTTTGCAGCTTTTGCAAATAATCACGGTACATATCTCTTCGTTTGTCAAGAGTGGTCTGTTCCTTTTTCTTTTCTTCATCATCTTTGTTTCCACCGCCACCGCCGCCGCCGCCGCCGCCAGTATCGGTATCTGTTTGGAATTTCTTAAACTCGTCTCCTGTTTTTTTAGCTACTTCAGAGGTTGCCTTCAGTTCGTTGCGTGCCGTATTCAAATTATCAGAGAAAGCCTTGACCCAAGTTTGAGATTGAAATACGCTACCAAGTTTTTCAGCCGCTTTACCAAAGTCTAAATTCAGAGCGTCATTGAAAGCCTGTCCCAAAATGTTGAAGACAGAAGTGAATGTTCCGCCAACAGCTTTCAAATAAATTTGAACTTCATTGATGACCTTTGGTAAGTTTGCAAAAAAATTGTAGACAGAATCAAAACCGCTTTTCAAACCGTCAAACACAGACTTGATACCGGGTATCTTCATTATCAATTCACCAATCCAGCGTCCGAAAGCAGCGAACATTTCACCAACAGCAACAATGACTTTGATTGTATTTGAGAAAGCTCCAACAACAACGTCAATAATTATTTTGCCTAGCGTCTGGAGAACATCGAACACAGCGGAAATTACGGTTCCCATTGTATTCATTACGTCCTGCAAAAGTTTCATCACATCTATTCCCTCACCAGCCGCTCCGTCCATACCAAGAGCGGACTTGATAGCATCTGTCAAAGGACGCAATGCGTTTATAACTCCGTCAAAAGCGTAGACAGCCATTTCGAAAAAAGCGTTCACAGCTTCGACAGCAATGTTTATTGCGTTCGAAATCCCGACCATAAGCACGCCAGCCAAAGCACCAAGAATTGGTTGGACAACTGACCACATTCTTTCAAAATATCCACCCATGTTTGTCATGAGTTCGGAGACCGCTGGTCCTGTTGATTCAGCTAGCATTCCAAAACTCATCTTCATACCGTCGTAGAAAGAGATTGCAAAGTTGTCAATGTTCGACTTTATTCTATTCAGACTCTCGTCGAACGTAGCCATATTGATAGCAGCTTGGTCGTAAGCTGTGCTTGTTCCTGTGAGCTTTTTAGTAAGCTCGTCCATAGAACCGTTTGCGCCCTTAATCAAAATAGACGCGGCGGCTGCGTCCGTTCCGAACAGCTTTGTTGTCAAAGCAGCATCAGAGCTTACCTTGTTTAACTCGCGTAAGCGCTCTGAAAATGATATCGAAGTATCACCTAGTTTGTTTATATCTACGCCAGCTGCTTTCAATTCCTTCGCTGTGTCTTTTGGTAAGAATCTACCCTCACCAAGTTTGTTCAAAACATTCCGTAACGAAGTTCCAGCTTCACTACCAACCTTACCGCCAGCCGCTAAAATTTGCAAGGCACTGTTTGTCTCTTCAAAACTAACTTTTGACTTTGAAGCCGCAACCCCTGCAACATTGATAGCAGCCGCGACCTCTGGAACTTCGGACGCACCCTCTTTTGCACCAGCGGCCAAAACATTCATTGCGGTGGCCATAGCGTCCGCTGCTTTCTTTGGGTCGTCCAGAGACACCCCGAACTGCAATAACGCCCCTGTAAGCGCCTCTGTGGCTTTACCAGGGTCATCGCCTGTTGCCTTTGACAGAGTGTTTACAGACTCAGCCATTGAATTAAGTGCCTCTGGCGACTTTGCTATGTCTGGACCTAGCTTTGAAAGAATAGTTTTGAACGCGTCGATATTTGCACTCGCATCTGTTCCAAACTTCGACGCCATGACTTTCGCTTTCTCACCCAAATCAGCAAGGCCGTCTCCAGAAACTCCAGTTATTGACGAGAGGGACGCAAGCTGTGATTCAAACTCTTTGCCCTTGTCTACTGAGTAAGCTATGCTACCGCCAACGGCTGCTATTCCAGCCGCTATACCACCTGTTGCAAGAACTCCAGTAAGCGAACCCAAACCTGGAACGAGACCCGTAACGCCACCCGACAAAGATTGAAAGGCATTTCCAAGACCGCCGCTTTCAGCACCTAGCTTTCCGAACATATCACCAAGACCACCGAACTTTCCTTTCAAACCTTCGACTGCATTTCCTGTTCCACCAGAAAGAGATTTGTCTATTGCGTCTCCAGTCTGTTTTGCCTCTGCTTGTATCTTATTCATGTCGGCAATAATTGGAGCTTCGTTCAAATCTACTTTGGTGTTGCTTATGTCTGCTATTGCTTTGTTCAATTGTGCAATAGCTTTATTCAAAGCACTAAGTAACTCGGTAGCGTCAAGTCCGAGCTTAATCTGTAGGTCTGTTGACATTTATTTTTACCTGCGTTTGTTTTGTAGTTTATGGAAAGTCTGTGAATATGCGAGGGCTTTTACAACATCGACTCGCGAAGTCTCATAGTAGAGTTTCAAATATGTTGCTGCGTCTCCTTTGGCAACATTTCCGTATATCCAGAACGAGCGTGATAGTTGCTCTCCTAGATAGTAGCTAGCTCCGTCCTCTTCGTCCTCGTATTCATCGTCAGCTGGGTCATTGAAAGCAACAAGCTCACTGAGCAAGTACTCACAATAGCTTGATTCTACGACATACATTCTCACGAAAAAACTTGAGTGATTCCAGAATAGAGTCAATGTCTTGATTTTGCCAGAACTCTGAGTCGGCCTCTGTCTGCAGAGCTGCTAGAAACTCTGAGTCTGTAATCAGTTTTGTATCAATAACTTTTTTTGCAAAGTCAATTATCTTTGGAATAGTGACCGAGTCAATGTTTATGACTTCAAATAAATTTGCTCTTATGTTTGTGTAAGCTGTCTTGACAATTTCCTGAAACTTGAAATCACCAAGTATATCGGCGAACGCTTCCTGTCCTTTTGTCAAATCAATTTTTTTTGCCAAAGACTCGTTAGCAAAAACCTTCTCCAGTACTTCTTGTTCGGCGGCTGTTGTTGCGCCTTTCGTGTTAGCAAGTTCGTTTAACAGCGGCGTTACAATATCGTACAAAGCTGGCGTAAGTTTTGAGAACAAAGCCACCTCTCTCTCCTTTCCGTCAAAATAAAGTTTCATGTTGGTCTCCTATAAAAAAAAATATGAGGGCTGTCTTGTGACAACCCTCTGAGAATAAAACGTTAAACGCCGACAGCTTCAATCCAAACCTCTTTGTATCCGTAGAGTTTAGGAATGGTTACGCCAGTTGCGCCTGTTACAAGTGTCGTATCAAAATATGTTGCTGGTACGACCATATCAGCATCAGGGTTTACAACGTCACCTGAAACTTTTGGCTTTGTATACTTTCCAGACTCTTGGTCAAACGAACCAGCGTCTTGCATCAGCTTACAAAGCATGAGAATTACCTTACGCTTTTTAGGACTTGAAGCGGGGTCAACGCCACCGTAAATAATTTGAAGCAATGTTGGAGAACTAGCGTTTCCAGAATTGAACTTCTCACCATTTTCGTACTCACCTGTATCAGGTGTCGCTTGGTTCTTTGGAGCGTAATCATCTAGGAATTGTGATAACAACTCGTTGTCTTCATTCTGGTCAATCGTGAATGAAGTTCTTGTGATTGAAGTTTTGATTTTTTTGACCATTGTGAACTCGACCTCTGTTCCGAGAATGTTGGTCGTTTCATTTGCAGTATAGAACACGCTTTTGTTTGCGCCGCCTACTATCATTGCATACCTCGTTTGTTTTTTATTAGGGAAAATGTCTCAATTAAGTAAGACCAGTTTCTTTCTGATTTGTTCCTTTGATATTCGCGAACCAAAAGTTTTGCGTTCCTCTCTGCTTTCTCCAACAGCTCTTCATTTTCTATGGCGTAGCCATGATGCAGCAAAAGTATTTCAGACTCACAAAGTACAGCCGCCTCTCCAACATCCAAAGTCTCGTGACATATTCCATGCCATTTGAAACCCTGTTTATTTTTATAGAGTCTAAGCGCTGCTATATTGTATCTTTTTGCTCGTTTAAGGCTATCTACGGCCTCGAAACTGATTCCAGCGATAGAAACCCAAGCAGCCGACGATTCCGTTTGTGTAATGGCTTTTAGCGTAATCCAAAAATCCTGTATATCATTTGCGAGTTTTTCGTCTGAGTCTATATGAAAAATCCAATCTCCAGTCGCATGTTTGTCAAGTAGATTCCGACACTCTGAAAAGTCAAAATAGTCTTCGAAGTTTGGGTATGAAATTTCAAGCGCAACAATGCTTTCAGTTTCAGCAATGACTTCGACTTTTTTTTCAGAAAGCTCTTCGTCTATTTTTGTTTTGAGAGCGACTATTTGCACATCGTCTCCGTTCGGGATTCCTTTGTGCCACTCTGCTAGTGAAACTCCCTCTTGATACATTACACAGATAGAGAGTTTCATTGCCCACCTTTGTAGTAAACGGTACGAAATACAATCAATGACAAACCTTTCGTTTCATCGTCTGAATATGTTGCGAGTTGTGTGGACACAAAATGAAGCGGGGCAAATATAGTGCTTTCGTATTCAGATTCGTAGGCTTTCGGTCTGTAATTGCTTAAAGTATTTTCTATAATTTCACAAAGCTCACTCAGCCTGTATCTTAGATTTGCTTTGCTATTGTTCTGCTTTTTTATTTGCGCACCGATAAGCAAGTAAATATCCATCGTTCCCTTGTTTGTAAAGGCGCTATCGTCTTCTAGTCCTATGACTTCGCGGCTGTCCTCACAAGCAACAATTCCAACATAGTCAAATTGATACGTATTCCACTTATCTACCAAGACTTGTTCGTAGACTTTGATTCCAGAAAGAGTTGAGAGCTTTTCTGTAATCTCTTTCAAGACTGTCGCTTCGCGAGCCATGTTCTTAGTTCCTGTATAATTTCGAGTTTTATTTTCATTGCCGTGATATCTTGTTTCTCTTGTTCCCATTTTTTTATTGCTGGGAAAAAGTATGGTCTTGCTGGAATAGTAGCAGCGCCACCCTTTCCAGCCTTTCCGCCAAACTCGTGAATAGCAGCATACACTACCGAACTTCCGTATGTAAGCTGAAATCCATTTGACGTAATTTCGGTTTGATAAACATTGTCTAGCGTGCCTCGTTTTGGAGAGAAAGAGCGGAACAGTTTTCCGGTCAACAAGCGAAGAGTTCCCTCACCTGTATTTGGGTTTTTCCTGCCCTCTTTTGTTTTGAGCGTCGCTTTATCTAGCGTTGTCTTTTTCATGTAAGTTCCGATATACGCCTGCCAGTCGCTAGCTATTGTTCGAGCGGCGCTTTCGTATATTTTCGAGAGGTCAACTATACTCATATCAGACCGTTGGAATGTGATAGATTCCGAAATACTTTTGCCAACCAATATCGGTTTTGAGAGAGGCGTTTACAGTTTGACCAGCACCGCCGCTTGCTATGGAATTAAGTCCAAACCAATTACCACCAACAGGTGAAAGCCGATAGATAAGAGCGACCATTTCACTTATTCCCTGCATAATTGTTTTCGGCATCGTTGCGTCCGTAAAACCATTATTCAGTTGAAGTCTATATTGACCTGTAGATTGTCCGCGGTACGCTAGATAATTTCCAAAAGATTCTGCGTTCCATGCATACTCAGTCGCTGCAACATTTTGATAAGGCGTAAACTCATTAGGTCTCCATTGAACAGAAACTAGAGAGGTGTTTGCATTGTATGGAATAAACTTCGTTCTGTGATTCACTTCAATACCGACCTGTCCTTTATCAGCATTGAAAACATAATTGACAGCACCGCTACGGAGAGGCTGCCCGCAATAGCTTTCAGCCTCTTCATAGCAAGTATCAATAAGTGAGTCAAGCCATTGATACAAAGCAACATCCTCTTCAGACGGGTCTCCGTTTGTAGAGAGGTTTAGAAAACTCATGACCGCGTTAAACTGCTTAGGATATTGACTTGTGTACGGCATATTACTTGACTACCTTCTTGGTTTCTGTTTTAGTTTGTTTTGTTGTTTCTAGTTTCTTTGCTTTTCCCTCTGCAATAAGTTTCTCTGCTACTTCAAGTTCGACTTGCGTGTATTGAAAAGCAGAAACGCCCTTGTAAGATTCAAGCAGAAAAATATCTGTTAACATTATTCACCTCTTATGAAGCTGAAGTTTTCAAGATACCAATTGCGCTTGGTGCTGGAAATGCAAACGCGACACGCTCAACAACTTCAATGCCTTTCTGGTGAGAGCCACCCAAACCAGTCGCGCCAAAGTATTCTTTGTATTCATTTATCGTTACGTCCTCACGAATACCCATTACTGTGAACTGTGAGAAGTCTGCATAAATTGCACTTGCTTTTGAAGCGGCGCTTGTTGGGAACAATGCGTCTGGAACTACATGAAGTGGACGGCCTGTGATTGAAACATAAGTGTTTCCTTCGAGTGCTGTCATACCGATAGACGGAACATCCATAGGCTTTACCATGTCGAAAATTGGACGGCCGTTTACTGAGTCTGTTTCTTTCATGAGGAAACCGAAAACAGTTTGAGGAACTACGAACACACCGTTTGCGCCAACACCTGAGTTGATTGACAAGCGCAAATTGATTAGGTCTTTCCAACTGATTTCAGCGAATGTGTCCTTACCAGAAGTTGAAGAGCCACCTTGAAATGTGACAGTAGTTCCAGATGTGTTCAAAAGACCTGTGAAGTTTGCGGACAAACCGTCTCCATTGAAGAACTGCTTGTCTTCAGTTTCAGCCAAAGCGCGACCCAAACCGTTGACAACGTAATCAAGAAACGCTGGTGTTGCGTCTTGAAGTTGCTCTTCGGAAATGATAGCACCCGCAACAATTTTCTTTGCTGTCATTGCTGTTGCTGTGAAGAAATTTGTAGAGTCTGTTACAGTGAGTGAGGAACCTTCAGCAACCACGCCACCTGTAAAAGCACCAGAGCTTACAAGGTTCTCAGTCTTACCGCGCATGGGGTAAATTTTTGAGAGCGCTCTTGCATAACCAAAAGTGTCGGTTACACTCATGATTTCTTCAACCCAAAATTGTGGGACAGCCGCGCCACCTTGAGACGAGGTGCCTGTGTTAAAGTTAGCTCTGGTTTGAAACTTTTCGTTTGCAGCGCGAGCAATGTCGTCAGCGACTCCCTCGCGACCTTTTTGCACAGCGGTAATCCAGTTGGATATTGTACGAGCTTTCTCATTGCGAGCGTCGTGGTCAGCTTTAATTTTGACATAACCAGAACTGGGTGCGGCTGCTGTTACAGGATTCATGCTTTTGAGTTGTTCGCTTACTTTGCGGTCAACAACTTCTTTCAGTTGGTCTTTCGTTACAATCAATTTTTCCATTTTTATTTTTCCTTATTGGATAAGTGCAAGAATTTCGTCTGTTGTTTTTTGAATAGGTTTTGCAATTTCAATTGTTCTCTTCTGTTCTGGTTGCCATGATTTCGCTACGGTTGCTCTGTCGTCAACTGCGAGTTGAATTTTCTTGTAACCGTCCTTAATCATTTTCATGCCCTCGGTTATTTGAGCGGCTGTACTTGCTCCAATTTTTTTTCCAACTCTTGTCTCAGTTGCTGTGAATGAAGCTGCAACAGTTGCCTCTGTTTCATCGTCTAGTTCGCTGTCCGCTTCGTTATCCTCTGGAACCTCTGAAACTACCTCTACTGGCGGTTCGGCAACTGGCGGCTCTGAAACTTGGTCTTCTGTTGGAGCTTCGTGCCCACCTAATTTTGAAAGTAAAACTTTTGCACCGTGTTCTACAAACAGGCTAGCAGCTTCGCTAGATTCTGCTTGTGAGAAACCTAGTGTTTCCAGCTCTACGGCAACGGCCTCTGAAATAGCTGGCAAAAGTTCTTCTAGAATTTTCTGCTCATTTTCTGGCGTCAACATTCTGATTTCCTTTTTGTATTTTGTTAGTGATTCTGTAATTGTTTTTTGAACTGACCTCTTGATTAGTGCGCCTCTGTTTGCTGGAACTGAAACGATAGAAAATTCAACAAGCTCTGAAGTTGGATATACGACAACTTTCTCACTGTCAATTGTTTGCTCTTCGCTTTCCTTTGGCATGATTCCTACAGAAACAGCTTTGACAAAACCAGCTTCAATTAGCTTGTTCAAAGTGCGACCCTCTTCTGTGATGCACTCTATCTCAATTGTTGCCTCTAAGTTTTCACCGTTCATGAAGAAACCCAAACACCGACCAACAGGCCAATGGTCCGAGTTATGCTGTGCAAGAACAATAGGGTTTTGCATATATGCTGAATAATCAATACCACTTGGAACAATGACAGTTCCGTAGCGGTCTATCTCTGGCGTAGATATTACAAAAGTCCAGATATTGTTTTGCTGTTCGTGTTCGTATTCTTTCTCGTGCTCTTCATATTCTGAGTTGCGGTGTAGCTCCGCTCGTCTTGTCAATTGTTCCATTTTTGTTCCTGTTTGTTTTGACCTGTATGACTGTTGCTTATTTTGCTCTTCATCTCTCTTGATTTGTTCGCGTATCTTTTTTGACCAACTGTGTCCAGCATCACCGCCCCAAAGACCCCAAGCTACCCGACCAGCACTTGGATATCCTTTCTCGTCGGGGTAAAAACCCTCTGCTTGTTTGTCAACAAGGTGCCTTTCAAAATACGAGTACATTCTTAGAACAGTATCTCTGCTTAAGTTTTCGCCTCTGATTATTTGGCGTGCTCTTGTGAGACCTATTCTCGTTCCGCCTTCGTGCCCTTCGTCTTTCCATTTGATTGCACGTTCGGCCTCGTCCTTCATACCTTGTGTCGGTTGGTAGCTCTCGGACATTCTTACCTCTCTGGAAACAATTGGCATCTACAGTTTACTGCGTTTCTTGCTGAAAGCCCACCGCCTAACGGCCTTGTCGTTTGCTCACCACCGACTAGAAAGTATCCAGACTCATTTGGATATTGACCGTCAACAGCTAAGTGAGCGGGACGGACAGCTCCGTCTCTTTGAGTAAGCCAAACAGACTTGAAACCGTTTTCCCTATACATCGTATATTGAACAGCGCTTGTTGCATTTGCTGCTGTTGTGTTCGCTATCGTCTTTGCTCTTGCTGGCAATAACGTATCGAATTTCGCGGTTAGAGCCTTTCTGATAACAGTAGAGTCCTCACCTGCTAGCTTTGCAAGCTCCACCTCTACTTCGCTTTTTATAGCTCCAATAGACTCGCTTATCTTTGAAGCGCTTTCCTGAGTTACAGTAGCAATGTAATTGTTGACAGCGGGCGGAACTTCATTCGGTTCGACTCCGAGTTCCTTTGCAAGCTCTCTCTTGACACGCTCGCATGATTCTTGAACAGCCGCTTGGTATTTTGCAATATCCTCGTTCTTTATCAAGACATCATTAAGCTCTGTTGCGCCGTTCCCGACTCTCTCTAGGATTTCATTTTGAAGCTCACGGAAAGCTGTGTCTACTGTCTTTTTAATCAAGTTTGAATTTTTGCTTGTAAGGCCGTCATATTTGCGCCAAAAGTAGTCACGCATATTTGCTTTCGTATATTCCAGTTCCGCGTCTCCTACGCCATTTGTGCGCGAAATAGACGCATTCTCCAAAGATAAACCCTCTTCATTTCCATATCCAGAGTTTCTTTCCATAAGAGAGCGTGCTGTTGGCTTTGAAACCTCTGGCTTTCTATTGCCTCCGAACAAATCACCTAGAGTAATTTGCGAAGTTGTCGAAAGAGGCACAAAACCATTTCCAATGAGAGCTGCGTCACCTCCAACAATCTCTTCATAACCGCGTTCTTTTCTAGCTTCATTGATTGTCTTGATACCCCAACGAAGTTCGAACTCCTCTCTCTGCATATCTACAAGAGGGTCATCGTATTGGAACCTTTCGCTTTCAACAAGCAGCGCTTCGTCCCACCGTCTGAAATGCCTTGTCAGTTCCTCTGCAATGTAGTGAGCTTCGGGGTCCATTGTGTTCTGTCTGAAAATTCCCCACTGTACTTCGGCTGTTGCTCTGTTCTGATACTCGCCTGTCAACATACCGGGTGGGACTCCGAACACTTGTGCAATTTGAGAACGAGTATCGGAGCTTACTGAATCATATCCAATTGTCAGTTCACCCTTTGGCGGTAGCTCCAATGAGAGTCCACTCGAAAGCAAAGCTCTGAGTTTGTAGTCTGGCAACTCTTCGTTCCAGCGGGACTTTAATCTTTCCCACTCGTCGTAGTCAAAACGCTCTGGATATTTTGCGACGAGCGGTGGAATGGCATTGTTCTTGAACAGGCGTGCAAGATATTTCGACACCTCTCTGTCTATATTCGCATACTCAAGAGCGGCCTCTACTAAACCCACACCAAAGATATTCATTCCGACTATCTCTTCTGGTCTTGCAGCGGGGTGGATTCTTGCTAGGTGAACTACCTCTTTTTCAGGTATGGCAATGTTGCCCTCTTGTGCTGATTGGTAGACATATCCTTCAATGAAATTGTCCGTGCCCTTGATAACCCTCATGCGAGTCGGGTTCAAGACCCACATTTGAAGAGGAACGCGGTAGCCGTTTGTTGGAGTCCAGACAAAAGCATTACCGTTTATTGAAAGCCAGTTCTCAATATAAGTAAAAACTTGAGAGCGTGTAAAGTATGGGTTTGGGTTTCTCAAAAGCTCGACAGCCCAGTGATAGTTCGGTAGTTCCGCTTTGTCGTAAGCGTCCTCACGAAAGACCTCAAATCTCATATTTGAGAGGGCGTTTGCTCTGTGTTGGAGACAAGCGAAAACAGTGCCTCTAATTGAAGCCTCCAAAGCGTTTCCACTTTGAACAGCTCCAATGTTTCGGTCTGCTTTCCCTCTTCTGTTTGGATTCTGTAAACGCTTTGGCTGTATAGCGTTTGCGACTCTCTCTCTTATGGACTCAATGATACTCATAGATAAATACTCGGTGTTTTTCTGATTGCATGAAAAGCGTACGCCAAAGCGTCAATGAAGTCGTCGTGTTTGTCTTGCGAAGTTCCTGTAAAGTATAGCAGCTCTTCCGTAAACTCTCTAGGCAAAAAAGAACTGTGATATATCAAGCCGTGCTCGTATCGTGCCTCTACAGGCTGAAAGCGTAGCACCTTATCTCTATCGGCTTTTACGCCGACTACATTCATTCTAGTATTTCGTTTCAGCTCTTGAACAAGCCACGCTTGTGCTTGGACAGATTCAACGGCAATAACTCTTGGTTGCCATTTATCATGTATCTCTTGTATTCTCTCTCCAATTTCAACAAAAGTCCAGCGTCCTCTTATGGCATCTATTACAACAACCTCTTCGCTTTCTGTTAAACCAACGACAACTATGGCCGTATAGTCGGCTGTTTCTTTTTGAGATATCGCAAGGTCAACGCCAACATAGAAATCTTTGCAGACTTTCGTGTCGTCAATTTTCAGCCACTCTCTCTTGATTTTTGAAGCGCCTCTGTCAACGTATTCAGCCATGACCTCCTGTGCAAAAGCAAGTGAGGGCAACTGCTGTTTCATTAAATCAATCTCTTCTGTATCAATAAGAGGGTTATCGTAACTAGTGTAATGAAATGACTTCCAGTTTGAATAGATTTCAGACATTTGGTCAAGTTCGTAAAAGTGATTTCGTCCAGCTGGCGTACTGAAAAAGTAAGCGTCTCCTTTGTAATCAGCAAGAGTCGGCATGATAACGTCTGTCCACGCTTCCTCTCCATTTGCGGCGTAAGCCCACTCGTCACAGATAGCTCTATCGTAAGCATTCCCTCTTATTGACTCAGAGCGCCAAACGCCTGTAAACTCAAGATACGAACCGTTCAATTTAATCTGTCCTTCGCTGCAAGTTGCACCAAGTGGAATGAAGAGTTTCTTTGCGTCTCTGTATCTTTTTTTAAGGTCTGAGTATGTCGGGGCTGTGTATAGAACAAACGAGCCACGCTTTCCCAACATCTTTTCAAGAGCAAGAGAGAAAGCAAGAAAAGACTTGCCAAAACGGCGGCCGCACCGAACAACATTAAACCTAGTCCTATTGCGAATAATCTCAAGCTGTTTGTCATGACACTCCAGTCGTATCTTCATTATTTTCGTTTCCTATCTTACCCCAAACAACTTCCATATCGGAATCAGTAGTCTGAGTCAAACCGTTTGGAAATGCGTACCTCAAAAGCATTTCAGCCGCTCTTATGTTTCCTTTCAATGCCTCTTGTCGAGTAGACAAAAGAATCATTTCCAGAGCGTTCAAATCTTTCTTTCCTTCCTCACCCAAAACAAGCGCCAGAGCTTTGTGCAAGTCTGGTATCTTTTTTGGTCTGCCTTTCGGGTTTCCGCTCTCACCCTTTTTCCAGCGACGACCTTTGCCTATTACATTTTCTGGGTTTGGCATAACTGCTTTCTGGTTTGTTTTCTCGTTTGTTATTTTCTGTCACCTGGTTCCCATGACTTCGAGAACTCGTAATCATTGAAGACCTTGCTTTTTGGTATTCCATGTTTGAACAATAAACGGACGACCTCTTCTTTTTCCATTTGAAGCCTCTTCATTATTTCGTCTCCAGAGAGACCAGAGTTTACCATATCTGCTAGAATATCAGCCATAGCAAGAACTGCATGGGTTCCGCGTGCTCTGTTGTGTCTTATTGTTGCCATTTGTTGTTGACTAGCATCTTTCGGGTTTATCATTACAGTGGGCACGTAACCCTCTGTAAGAGCTGCTATCTGTTTATCACCAGAAACTGTCCAGCGGTGAAAGCCGTCAACAATTGTCAAATCAGGATTCACAACAATAGGCTGCGTCCAACCGTCCTCTAAAATTGAAATCTTCAACAGTTTCAACTCAGGTGGCGCAACTTTATTTGGGTTGTAGTGATTGGGTTTCAGCTCTTCTCTTTTGCGCCAAACAATTTCGTTTAGCGGTTGCTTTTCATATTTTTTCATTTTGTCCTCATGAATAAAGTTCTTGTGCCTTTTGCCAATTTATGCCTAGTTTCTTTTGTTGTTTCAGAGCCTCTGTAAAGAAATAATCTTTCTGTCTTTCTTTGAAGTCTCCACGAATAGCGACACGGCACATTCCTTTCCAACTTTTACCTGTTAGCGGGTGCGCCTCCTCTTCTGGTATCGGCTGCTTTGTATGTTGCCTGTGCTGATATATGTAGTGAGAAATCGTATGCTTTACAGCCTCTCTTGCATCTAACTCGTATGAATCAAGAATAATGTGCAAGTATTCACTCCACTTCATTCCCTCTGGCTTTGTTTTTGTATTGGAATAGAGTTCCGTGTTTCCATATCTCCAAGCCGTAGCCGCACCTTGAACTCTGTCTATCATTTTGTGCCACATTTCAGGAAAGCATTCAGCATAGAGATAGAGACCACGCAACGGTTCCTCACCGTAAGGCGGGCAAACTCTTTGAGCTAGATATTTACCGAACATGTCTGTTTTATCATAGATATCGTATGTCCTATTATAGTCCCAACCGAATTTTCGAACAGCCGCCCAAACATCAGTGCTTAACCAGTCGTAAATTGGAAAGCACCTGTATTGATTGTTTCCGTTTGCGCTGTTACTTGATAGAAAAGCCTCTTCTTTTTTTGAGACAATTGTTCGAAGTCTACGCAAGCTCTCTTCAGTCCTTATTCCAACAAGCATAGCGACGCGACCGTCTGCTCTGTTGTAGATATAGGGAGCGAAGTCTTGAAAACTCATTCCTTTCTTGAACCTCGGGTGCTCTGTAATTGCACCCTCTGGCATCGGTCTTACCCACTTATCCTCTTTTCCTTTTTCCCATGTATACCAGAAAGGCTCTTCATTCGAACAAGCGTTTCTATGTTTGACCTCTAGACAAAACCACTTGAGTTTTACATCAGGATTCTTGCTTACTCTTTCGACATATTCAATTGTCGGCGGGTGAATAGCCTCTTCGTCAAAGAACACCGCTTCAACTGGTAGCTTTCCTTTCTCGCGAGCAACTGCTATTGTAGCGTTTAGGACAGCTGTCGAGTCCTTCCCTCCAGAGAAAGAAACAACAACCTTGTCAAAACTATCGTAGATATATCGTATTCTGTCCAGAGCTTCGTTCCAAACATCTGTCTCTTTATAGCTCTTTGGCCTAGACATTGTTTGCTTTGCTTTCGTTGGCTTTCTATTCGCTTCACTCATTTTGCTTTCTCTCATTATTTACTTTGTTCTGATAGATTCAATGTTTGCAGCGGAAACGCCGTGAACGATTGTTCTGTTTATCATTGGATGAAACTCGTCCTCTGGACCAAAGTCTGAGTCAGGGTGGAAAGCTATAACGTCCATAGAGTTTCCGTATGTATTAAATTTATGCGTTCCAGCCTCGTACAGAGAGCCGTCAAGACCAACATGCATTCCAACACCGTCGTACTCTTTTATCACGAACACACAGCCTTCTACGAGAGGCAAATTTCCAAACGGAGTTACACATTCACCGTCGCCTCTGATAACAATTCCAAATCTATGAGTTGGGTGAGTGTGTGGCGTTTGTGTAATCTCTCTAGGAAAGTGTAAGTGATTCAGACATGGGTCTCCTTTCTTGACTGGAGATATCAAGAGGCTGTCCGTACAACCGTCGATATATTTTAAGCGACCTTTCTCTTCAACTGTTCCACCGATACTCGTATATGCCGTATATCCTGTCTGTCCATAGTATCCGCTGTCTGATATGACTTCAATAACAATTGCCTTGTACGAGCCTGCTAGCTTGTAAAAACCATGCGTTGAAAAATATGTGTCTTTTGGCAACAGCGCTTGTAATCCTGTAGGGAGCGTAAGCCCCGCCTCACCTTGATACACAAAAACAAAGTAGGAATAATCAGCTACTTTGTCATGCGTTGGTAAACCCTCACCGTCTATAACGTTGTAAAAACGAAGAGGATATTTTTCGTGGCTGCTATCGTCAAAAACAAGACCCGCCTCTGAAATGCCAAAACTTATGAATGAATTTGTTTCTTGTCTCATTTTTTAGCCTCTGTCATACTTTTCATAAATAAAGACAAGCTCCATAAGAGCGTCCTCTAATTTTTCTAGGTCATGCTTTTGTTTAATCTTATTCAATGTTTCCATTAAACGCTTTTTGTTATCATGAAACATAATGAGTTCAAAACGTGAATATCCGTCGTCCTTTACGCTTACGGAAATATCGTCGCCCTCTGGCTTTTCTGTTTCAAGAAAAAAGTCTTCTAACGCCGTATCACCCTCTAACTTTTCAAGACCGGGTACGGTTAAACCCCAGTCTGTCAAGTCTTGATATTCCCACTCATTTGCTAGCAGCTCGTAATTCCACTCACCAAAGGAAACATTGTCTTTAATGATAAACTCTTTCTGCTTTTCAATAGGCCAGTCAACAACTTCAATTTCGACTTCTTTTACGCCCGCCTCTTTCAGCGCTTTTAGCCTCATGTTTCCACCCAAAACCTCGTAATCATTATTGACCACAATTTTTCGGACAGAAAGCATCTCTGGAAAGCTCTTAATTGAGCTTACGAGTTTCTTGAAATTCGCATCTCTTATCACGCGCGGGTTGTTGGGGTTCTCTTTCAGCTTGTTTACGGCAATTTTCATGATATACTCCTATTCTGACACCTTTTTTTGTTTTTCGAAGCGTATACGGCCTTGTAGGCCTAAAATACGGTATTTTTAGTTAGCTTATTCATCTAGATAAAACAGCCCCGACTCCAATTAAGAGTCCGAGACCAAAAGTTCCAAGCAAAGCGCCGAAATCAGAGAGCTTGTTCGGCTCTGTTATTGGAATTTCTATCGTTTTAATCAATACAGAGTCTGGACGCGGTTTGAAGACAAGCGAAAAGTTGCCTTTCCTATCATGATAAGAAAAAGCAAGGTTTAGAGTATCACCTGTGTTCGTAATTACTGAGTCTGCTTGTGCAATGAAGCTCGTATCATTACAAGGCAACTCTCCAGTTTCTACATATATCAGAGAGTCTTTGAATTTCCAAGCAACAGATTTGATTTTTATTGTATCTCTTATGAAGACAGGCCTTTCAATTATTTTCGTGCTTTGAATTGTGTCTTTTCTTATGAAATGAGTAGGCCTTTCTTTGCAACCGCGAACTTCCAACAAAATGAAATATAGGAAAACAATAGTTGACATCCATGATAGATATTTTCCAATAGCGTTCACTCTATTACTCCGTTTATCAAGAAATGATTTCGAACAGCGCCGTCTTGTTCAATGATAGCAAAACCATGATTGCTAGCAGAGTGAGGCATATAAGATTGTGAGAGCTTACATAAGCAACCGGTTGTCCAAGTTCTGATTGTCTTTCCGTCTATGCTTTTGCCAGAGGAAAAGCTCGTCCTGTGAACATGACCCATGATTGTATTTTCAAAAGATTTCAGCAACAAAGAACGAGCGGGGTTTATTCCACCAGAGACTTTCAATTCATGACCATGAATAATGAATACTTTGTTTGCTCTCATAAACTGAGTGCTTTCTACATGAGTTATATCTTTTGCTTTCAAATCAAGTAGCTCGTTTAGCAAAACAACGCCTTCTAACTCGTTAACTTTTTCTTGAATATATCTATGCAACCTGTCTTCGTGATTCCCCTCTTTGAAATATATTTTTGCGTAAGGGTAATCAGCTCTAATTGCGGTTAGAAAGTTTTTGCAAAGCTCCAACTCATATAGATATTTTGGTGTGTTCTGTCCTTTGGGGTGCCGAGAAATAGCAGCTGAGTCCATTATGTCGCCGTTCAAAACAATTGAGTCTGGCTTTTCTTTTTTGAGATAAGTTAAGACAGAAACAATTGCTTGTTTGTCATGGACTCCTAAGTGAATATCACTCAAGACGGCAACTTTGCCCTCTACGGTAATTGTATTTTTTACTTGCTCTTGACCGTCTGGAAAAGAATGAAGCCACTCAGAAACAAAGGAATCCACCTCACTGATTTTCGCCTTTCGTCCAGCGCCTTTGCTTTTGTGCAAAACCTCGCGAACAAAACGATATTCGTCTTCATTCACTGAAACACGGATATTTCTCTTTTGTTTACTCACTTTCTAAACTTTGCAAAATGATTTCTTTTGCTTCACCTTCTGTCGCTTCAATAACAGTTTCGGTATTCCAAAGATTGCCATTCTCGTCTATAAATTTCCATAACAAAACAGGAATTTCATTCCATTCAATTTCGTTTCCTTCGTTATCCCATTTTATTGGAATTCGTTTTACTGCTTCATACTTTAATTTTAATTTCATCACAATTCCCATACTAATAATTTACTTCCTTTTAACACCATTGTTCCCACCGTTGTCGACGGGGTAATTTGCGTCCATCTTAGCCGCATAATAGCGTTTTGACCTGTTTGTGGAAAATATGTGCCTTGCATTTTTATTGCAATTGCTTGGGTAATTGAAGCTGAATAGTCTATGCGACCCGGGAAAGAGTCGCCTCCAAATACCCATACCGTGTTACTTGGATGCAACGGGATTACATTCATTAAACCTTGTATAGCAAGCTCATTTCCCATTGTAATTCTTATTCCGGGTTGGTCACCGCCCCCGCCAAAATTCGAGCGTTGATATATGACAACGCATTCAAAATAGTATCTTTTTCCAGCTGTTGCTGAAAATACTATTTCATCATCAGGTTGTAATGTATTTGAATTGATAACTGTTTCGTCTGCGCTTTTTACAACCATGAATGTAGGTATATCACCACCGCTTGCGGCCAAAGTAGTGCCTGTCATTGTCAAGCCTGTTCCGAGTGTAATCTCTTGAACATCACCCGAACCTGAGTCGCCACGGCCTAAGAGTTTTGAAGCGGCTGATACATTCTGAATCTTTGCATAAGTGACAGCATCATTATCAATTGTCCAAGTAGTACCCGAACTACCTACTGTGATATCACCTTTGTCGCCGTCTGGTATATTCGGCTGAGCTGTTAACCAAGAAAGATTTCCCGAACCGTCGGTTGTTAAAACCTGACCATTTGTACCTCCGCTGACTTTCAATTTCGAAGTGGTCGTTGAAATATCATTAGAGGTATCAATGGTCTTATTTTGTAACGTCGCTGGTAGTTGCGAATTGTTTAATCTTGTTTCAGACATTGCCTTCTCCTATGTAGCGTTTATTTCATGTAGTCAACTAACAATACGTCACCACTAACAGGTGCTGTTATCATATTGATTGCAGTCGTACCCATTGTGTAATCATTGCCCGCTCCACTCTTCAGTCTGATACCGTTCAAATATACTTTGACAGTTCCTGTTGTAGGTGTGTTTGCTAACGTAAAGTATGTGTTAGAGCCGTTAATTGAACCGCTTGGAGTCTCTTCAGTAACAAAGTTTGCGGTGGACAACGAACCTCCAATATCCTGCGAGTAAACTACAGGTGAGGAACCAAGCGTGCCGCCTGAATCAGACGTGCAAAAGAATCTCTTATCACCGTAGAGAGTGCCTTCATCTACATATACCAAACTTCCAGTTAGTTCGTCCCACGCGTTTGAATCCTGCGCTCTTGTCATTGCAGAAAATGTACCATTGAAAACATAGATACCGTTCTGCGATTGATTTGATTGTTGCCAAACAAGTATTCGTTGTCCAGAGGATACTGAGACGCCGTCAAAGGAACTCGTACCAGGGGTTGTTATATCAATCAATGAAGTCGTAGCTACTCGGACATTGCGGTATTTGTAGGCACTAGGGAGACTCGCAATTTGAGTGTCAACATAGCTTTTGTTTGCTGCGTCTCCAGAATCTGTTGGGGTTGCAAGAGTTGTAATCTTATTATTTCCCGCACTCAAATTTCCTGTTAGAGAAACAGAGCCGTCTTTCTTCAAAAAGTTTGCGCCGTCTGCTAGTTTACTTGAATCTATTGCAGCGCCCGCTGCGACTTTACTATTGGTTATCGCTCCGTCGCGTATCTGACGCGAGGCAATTGTAGTCTCTGGCATATCATTCACCTACTTTGTAATTTATTCGCAATATATCACCTGTAATTGGTGACGTGTTCAATATGATTGTGTTGGAACTTATAGTGTAAAAATCAATTCCGAGTGCTTGGTTTACCCCATTTACAAAAACTTGAATTGAATCAGGTTCAAAGGAAAATTCTGAATAGAAAGTTGCGTTGCTACCGTTGACAATTCCTATCGGCTGCTCACCAATGACAAAAGTTCCAGACGAAGTTTGAACGGTAGCTCCAACTTGAACCGTTATTACCTCTGGAACTGTTTTAATGTTTATGTCGCCAGTGCCTTGTTCGATATTGATATTGACATCTTGCGGCCGCGCTGTGATTACAACTTTGTCTGTGCTTATGCTCATGTAGTCACCGTGTCTTTCACTTCAACATCGCCTCCCAACCAATACTTGACATCTCCACTCGCAAACATAATTCTTACATCGTATATCAAATTTTTTTGAGGCGTTAAATTCTGACTTGAAGCACTTGGCAAACCCAAAACAAAAATTCCATTCGAACTTGGGTTTGTAATGATGCAAGAGAAATTGAAAAGTATTTCGTTGGTAGTTTTCGAACGGCATGAAGAGGTAACCGTAGCACCGCTCAAAGAGATTGCAGAGTTGCTAGCATCACGAAGTTCAACTTGCGTGCTGAAAGTTTCGCCTCTGTAAATTGTGATATTGTATTTTTCTCTCACGGTTTCTCCGAGAATAACTTTGATATGAAAGCGCCTCCAGAGGCACACACAAGAAAGAAAATAGCCAAAGCTATGTTATCCCTTAAAAAAGCAAAACCGCAAGCAGCAACGCCAGCGGACGAGATAGCTCCGAACACTCTACGAATTTTTGTAGGGGTCGGCTCTTTCCAATATCTGAGACCGAAATTGTATTTCATTTTTTGAGCGCTGCAATTATCGAATAAATTTGGTCAAGTCTATTGTTAACTTGAGCGAATGACTCACGCATATATTCTTGGTTTGCTTTTTCAGCGTCTTCCAACATTTTGACACGATGCTCTAAAGCTGTCGTAGTAAAAACCCTCATTGCTGTCTTTTCAATGATTTCGCTTACAAGTTTTGCGTGCTGTAAACGCTCTCTATTCAAATAACGCAAAAACATTATAGCCAAAGTCCCAACGGAAACAATGACTGCGAGTATGTTGCGAGCGGTTTCAATTATTAGGTCCATTTTTTTATATCAAAAACAAGGGCTACCCAAGAGTAGCCCCTGCGGAGAAAGGCATGAGAACAGAATGCAAACATAGATTTGCACTCGAATGTAAAAGTTTATATTGAGACGCAAAAATCTTTTTCTTAGTAGACTATGAAATCAGTTATTCGAAAGTAAGCGGTCGGGTTTATCGTTCTTGTTCGCCTCCAAACTCCGTCACCATCGTGCTGCGAGCCTTTCTTTCCAGAACTAGTATTGCCTTCAACTGTAGTTCCGCTTTTTCCTTTCCATTTCTCTACTATTCCAGCGTGTCCAAACGGAGTTGTGCCTCGTCTCCAGACGATTATCGTTCCCGGTGGGAGTTCGATATTTTTAGTCAAGACATCTGTCGCTTTTGTTGTCTTATTTCGCGACACAAAATGTCTAGCCAAACCAGAACCAGTAAACGGTAAACCTCTCACTCCAGCTGAATCAAGACAGAAGTTGACAAAACTTGCGCACCATTGAGCGCCTTTTGGAGACCTAGTTATTTTCTGGAATCTTTCAATCCAATATCCACCATTGTTGCCGACCTCTTTTGTTCCAATGAAACCTTTGGCTATCAAGTAAGTTTCATGACTGCGAAAAGCAGAGAGCGGCTGTGATGATATTAGCAGAGATAAACAAAGCGTAAGCAATAGGGTCTTTGGAAATGATATCACGTGTGTTAACCTCCTTGACTAAGAACGAGTCGACAAACCAAGCAGCTCCAACTGCGAGCGTATACTTGGTCAAGCCGACCGCGAATGTACTGAAACTTCCGTCTCCAACACCAAGGGTCGCGCCCAAAGCTACAACGGAAAGCACTAAAAGTGGAACGAATGTACTTAGATTGTTTTTCATTTTGACTCTTGAAATTTAGTGATGAGTTTTGCCTCGTCTGAAAGAGGCTTTTTTGTTTTATTTGTTTTTGCAGCTTCGTTCTGTTCGTTTGCCTTGTCTATTTTGAGCCTATAAACATGAAAAGATATTTTGCTGCTCTCATTATCCTGTTTTTCCAAAAGCTCCAGAGAAAAGCCAAACTTTTCGTGCTGCTTTGAATCTAACGTTACCCACTTCGTATCAGTAAAAGAGGCAATAAACAAAAGAGTCCCCTCTGGTTTGATTGCAGCTTCAAAACCCTCTCTGAGAAATAAGCTAGGTAACAAGTCGGTCGGACCCTCTTGACAAACATAGATAGCGTCGAGCTTCAAAGAATCGTCTGAAAGGCCTGTTTCGGCCTGTTTAAGAGCTGTAATCTCGTGAACCGCGTTATCGGACGAGATACTTGAAAACAAGGCGTACGAGGGGCTTATTTTCGAAACTGTTTCATGAATCAAAAAAGCGTCTCTTTCCATTATGATTCCATGTTGCAAAATGGAGAGCGGCTTACTTTGGTTCAATGCCTTCAAATACCTTTCCATTGTTTTGCCATGAAGAGCCGCCGTAGAAAAACCGAAAAAACTTCTGTAATCTTTCATTTTTTTTATAGACAATTGTGATTAAATTCCGTCGTAAATATAGTATTCAGACTTTGCCTTGACTTGCTCTTCGTCTTTACAAACGAAAGTCATTTTCAGCACGGAGCTTTTGTCTGAATTTTTTATTAAGTCTAGTTTCCAGCTGTTCCCTTTACGAGAGAGAATACCTAAGTATATTCTATTGTTTTTCCATATCCTAGCTACAAACCCGTTGTCAGTAGCTTTCCACTCTAACAGAGAGCCTTCGGTGTAATCAATATCACTCATAAGCAGAAACAAAAAAAGCGGTTTAAAAACCGCTTGTGAAGAAATCAGACTCGTCGCCAGACGATTGACCAGAGGACGAAAGAGACCTCACGCTTTTCAGTCGCAATGAGTTCATATATCTCAGTTCGTTTGTCTTTTTGTCAGTATAGCGTCGGCCTTGAACATAACCTTCCGCTTCAACTTCATCTAGGGTTTTTACATTGTCAAGAATCTTAATGTCATCGTTGACAACTTCAAACTTTATGTAGTCTGGATATTTGCCCTGCGTTTCAATTACGACTTCAGCTTTTGTAAACTTGTCTGAAAATTGAACAGGTGCGCCTTTCTCAATAAGGGTTCCAGTAACTCTAAATTTACTCATGTCTATCTCCAATAGTTTATGCGAATATACGGTTTATATTGAACCGCAAAAATTATTTTTATATTTCAAAATATATGTCTGAGTTAACTTCATTACCCCAGACATCCCAGCCCTCTCTTTTTGCTCTTGCAAACATTTCGAGTCGCGGCTCTTCAGTAACTTTTTCAATTAGCTCGTGAAAGAAAACTGGCTTTTGAGAATGGCGGCCTGTTCTCTTGACTCTCCACCATGTAGAATCTTCTCGCTTGACTTTTGGCGCTTTACCTACTCTTGCAAGAATCAAGAACTCTGTTGTCGGACAGTAAATTCCCCCCTGTCCCTTACCCATTGGAGCTTTACACCATGCCAAAGTTTGGCAATACTTAAAGCCCCAGCTTTTTATTATGTCAAAAGAAAACGGTAGGTATTTTTGAGTAGTCCACAGATACAGTTCGCAATTTTCAGATGCTAGACTTTTTATGTCTATATTTCTAATTTGCTCTGTAGTCAATGTTTCGTACTCAATTGATTTCGGCTCTTGATTGTATTTTGATTTGAAAGCGCTTTTTTTACTTCCTACGCCCCATTTCCCATATTTCCAAGGTGGGTCTATTAAGATAGTTTTATATTTTTTATTCATGCTTTTGTCTCCAGACATTTCTTGATTGTTTGGTATGTGGAATCTTTCTGAATTTCCTGTGGCGTAAATTTCAAAACACGCCAACCTAGAGTAGCAGCGGTGTTGTACTTTTCCATGTCCTTAACAAAGCCAGATGCTCTATTGTGACGGCCTGTAATCCACAGACCGCCCTCTATCTCTATTGCTAACATTGCCTCTGGTATGGCAAAGTCAAATCTCCACTTTCGTTTTAGTTCGGCTGCAAACATAAACTCTGGAACAATGCCTTCTATACCCTGTGCTTTGCATATAAAGAGAAAAGCATTGTGATTGGTCTCGTATTTTTTAGTCTTCATGTTTGAACAGCCTCTTGATTGGAATTAAGACAGATTTCGAAGTATTCGAGTCACCCATTGTTTTGACTCCGTTTTGCTTTCCAAAGATACGAGTAATTTTTTTAAGCTCCGATACTTTGGCAACAATCATGATTTCAGAGAGCGGCGCAAACGGAATAAGATAGACGTAGTAATCAGCTTCAGTTATTGATATTCCAGACGGCTTACCCCTACTTTGAAATTCGATAGCAATGTTTCCTGTTTTGTGTGCAATGAAATCTGTCTTGACTTCAACTTTTTTGTTCCGTAGCATGTCCGCAACTTTTCCTTCATACTCAATTCCAACAAGCAAGTCATATTTGAAGTCTGAGTTATGTTTCACTTACCTTTCTCCAATTTCTGAAAGTAGAGTTTTATTCCGTCTTCAATTACACGTCTTAAAGGGACTCCTGAGGAACTAGAGTATTCTCTCATTTTGATTACAAGAGCACGTTCCATGCCATGATGAAAACGAACTAAGTTCTTGTTTTCAGGTTTTGGCTTTGGTCCTGGTTTGCTTGTCTTGATTAAAACAGTTTTTTCTTGTTTGTTTTTTTGTGCTCTTTCAATCTTAGTTTCTACATTTGACTGGAACTTCGCTGTTGTGTATTTCCACTTTCTTTTCTTTTTTTGTTCTTCACATTCCGTCTCTGCTATGGCTGAAGACTCTAGTCTAAGGCGTTCCTCTTTCAACTGTTCTGAAAGAGACTTTTTTTGCTTACTCATGGTCGCCTCCGTAGGTTTCTTTATAGTATTCCTCTGCTTGTGTGCATACATCTTTTGTCAAATCATGTACAAGTCCGAGTAAATGCGCATCAACAATCTGCTCTTTTTCCATTTGCTTAGCTTGGTGAAAAAACTCGTCTAATTTTTCGGGCTGTATTCTAATTACAAGGTAATTGAAACTATCGCCTTTTTGGTTATAGTATAATTCCGAACCCCAATGTATAGACGTATTTTCTATACTTTGCTTCAACCACTCTACCGCCGTTTGCTGTTTGCTCATGTTCTGTCTCCTTTATTTTTATTTGCTATGCTTTATTAGTGCTCTTCAAAGTTAATTCCACCAGGGAAAAATTCATCTAAGGTGACGGCTATTTCTTTGAACCCATTATCACCTATAATTGAGTTCCAGCCTTTATTGTTAAACTTGGCAATTTTTGAAAGCACGTATCTTCCTTTACCTTGCCATTGGTGCCATATTATTGCATAATGTGCGAAGTCTTCAAGAACCCATACAATTTGATTTTTTCGGAATCTCTTTGTTTGTTTTTTAGCTTTGAACATTTTTACCGCTGCTTGCTTATTCATACTCTCTCCATATATCGTTGCGTCTGTTTGTCGAAATCAAAAGTTGCACAGCCTATTTGTCCAGAGTATTTCGTTTTTACTTTTTGAATAAAAACATGAGTGCGGCTCAAATCGTCGCTATCATTTAGGAACTCTCTGTATACCGAAACGATATTATCAGCTACGTTGTAAAAGTGCGCACTTCCTGAAATATCGTAAGCGGTTGGAATTTCATAGTTGCCGTCTGTGTTCTTTTGCATCTTTCTAGGGTGTGCAATCAATATAACGTGAACTCCAGTCTGTCTAGCAAAAGTACGGAGACGAACCAAGACTCTAGCCGTATATGCTGTTTCATTTTCGCCGCTCTTTCCTTTGACTTCTAAATTGTTCCAAGGGTCAATAACAAGAGCGTTTATTCCAACTTTTCTGAGTAAGCTCTTCGCTGTTGCCAGCACAACGTCCAGAGTATAGGAATCGTCTGGCGTAATTAAATAGAAATACTGAGCAAGAGCGTCAAGTGTTCCCTTCAACTTTTCCTGTTCAATTCTATTCTGTCCAAAAAATGGTCGGCCTGTTGCAATCTCAAGTAAGCGAATAACCCAAGTTTCAGGCGTAGGGTTCTCTGGAGAAAAAACAGCGGCACGCCAGCCATTATGCCTTGCTAAGTTGACAAGTAAATTATCAATAAAGTTTGACTTTCCGTGAGAGGGTATTCCAGTGACCACAGTGAAATGACCAGCAAACCATTTAATCAGCCTGTCTAAGTTTGGCCACTCGTTTGTGGAAACGCCTTGTTGGAAACCATTATCGTATATGTCCTGTAAATTAGCATAAGAATCAGAGAGCAAATAAACTCCGTCTATTGGATAGTCCAGAGCATCGTCAAGACACTTGTAAAGTTGCTCTTTGCCATGAATCAATAGAACATCGTTCGCGTCCTTACAGCCCTCTGGAAAGATTACAGTTTTGCATCTGTCTTTACCTAAGCGACGAGCTAGCTCTTCAGTCATACGTCGACCCGGTGCGTCTGAATCAAGTGCAAGATAGAACGTTTCTATATGTTCGAGCTTATCTATTGAATTGTCAATAAAAACAAGTTTCTGTGTGACGTTTCTAGCATCGGCTGCAATAGCTCCGTCGGGAACACTCAAAACGTTTTCAATTCCAGCCTCGCAAAAACTCAGAGCGTCAATTTCGCCTTCAGTAATTACGACCTGTTTATGTTCTCGTATGGAATCAAGTCTGTAGAAAACTCTGTGACCGTCTTTCGTTTGTCTAAACTCTTTGTTCGCGGAACGATATTTGATATTTACACACTTCCCGTCAAGAAAATACGGAAACCCAAACCACTCTGTTTTATCCCACTCAGAAATCTCTGCAAAGATACCGTTTGCTCTTATTGTCTTTTCAGTTATTCCGCGTGAGGTCAACGCTTCAAATAGACTGGAATCCTCACTCTTAATTGAATCAATTTGTTTCTGTTGCAAAATATCCGAAAAGTCTGGAATGTCTCTTTTTCTTTCGGCCGCTCTTTTCAGAGCGCCGCTCCAACCGCAATGATGACAAAACCATGTGCCTTCGTTTATATTGACAGAGAGACATTTTTCATTTGCTTTCTTTCTTTCATGCGAACACTCTGGACAAGTTGTATGAATTTGTCCGTTATATCCTTCTGTTCCTGTAATGCCGTAATCCTTAAAAGTTGTCATAAGTATTCTCGTTCGTTTTTTATCATGAGAGAATCAAATATATCTAAGAAAGCTCTTTCTGCTTTTCTGTTTGTTTGGAAAGTAGGAACCAGCACTCTGTTTGCGGTTCCTGTGAAATCTCTGTGAACTCCATAGAACTCAGCGACTGTTTGCGGCTGAAATCCGTAGCAATGATAAAGCATAAAACAAACCATTGTTCGATAGAAAGTTAAGTTCTTTTTCAAGTCAACTTTTGTAATCAGCGGGTTATCTCTTTTCCAGTTTCTGCAATATCTGTCAACTGCGGACTCATTATCTAGCTTCAAATTATCAAGAGTAATCCACTCGCATGAAACTCCAAGTTTGTCAGCTTCATTCCAGAGCAAAGACATTATGTAAAGACTTTCGTCAATTATCATTTTGGTTGTTACTTTTCTCTCTCTGTCTTTTGGTGTTTTTTTGGAGAACGGTAAATTATTCTTTCTATATCTCTTCGGCTCTTTGAATAATCTTTCACGTTCTTGTCTAAGTTCGTCACTGAGTTTTGCCTTCTTTCTGCTAGCTTCACTGCGAAGCATAACCTCGTTAGATAAACTGCCTAAGTATTGGAGCGTCTTCATTGAATCACCGTATAACTTTTGGTATTGAGAGCTTATGCGAGTTTTGTCGTAAGCTCAAAAAAACATCTATGTAAAAAACTCCGTCTTTGTTCTTGCGTAGCAGCTTTGGGTATGACCTAAATTGCCTTGACCAGAATGAATCGTTACAAGCGTCTTGAACAGATTGTGCAATCAGCTGTTCTGTATATCCTAGCTTCAAAAGTTTGCAATAGGTTTCAATAGCGACTTCTGTTGCTCTCTTTGAATAAAGCCTCTCAGTTTCTAAGCTATTCAAGTTTTTTGCCATGAGAGAAAAGTGTTTTGTTATTTTTTGCAAAATCAGCTCTTTTTCCTCTTTTGCCAGTTTTTGCGAGTTTTGCAACTTTTGCAACTTTTCATTTTCAGCATTATTATCTATACTATATAGTATATTCCTTGAAATTAAAGTTAGTTCTTTGGCTAGTTTCTGCACTTTTTCAGCAAAGTGTTCAAGTTTGTCAATTTCACTCAAAACGCTAGTTTTAAGCATTTCATAACTTTCTCTATTCATTGGCAAATTATCCATGTTTTTCTCCGTTTTTGTGTTTCTGTTCAAAATGAATCATTTGTTCGAATATCGAACAATGCCTAGTTTTTTTACCAAAGCAACAGCTTCATGAAGAGCCTGCAAAAATGTGTTCTGTGTACAGGCGTTGCTTTCAATTACGAACTCGTTATATGATTTGACCTTCAAAGGTTTAGCGTTATCAGCTGTCCAAAGCTCGTCAGGCTCTGAAAGTTGCCAGACTTGATATTTGATAAGCTCAACGTCAAAAAGATTACAGTACGCTTTCCATTGTATAGAGTCTGCATAGCTATCGTAGCTGAAACTTGAGTATGTCGTTTTGAACTCGCATACCATATTCCCTACCACTTGGTCCGCGACTCCAGTTAGCATCACCTTCCCAGACGGCGTATCAAATTGTTTGCGAATCTTGTACTCAAAAATGTCGCTATTAGAATCTACTTTTTGTTTCGCCTCTTCAATGTCTGCAGAATCAAAAATAATCCTCTCGTCTTTCTCGTATAGTAGCCCCTGAATCTCACAGTGAAAATTTGTCCCTGCAATCATTTTTATTGTTCGCGGGTTTCGATATAAGTAGCTATCTACAAACTGTCCTAGAGATATGCGCCCGCTCAAATATGTCAAATAAGACTGCACTTGCGTGACGCTTATTCTTAGTATGCCTTCTGTCTCTTCATTCATTTCATTCACCTTTCCATTGTGTTTTGTAGTAAACCTCTGCTAGAAGTTCTGGCGTGTCAGTTTTTCCAGCACATTGATATCCGTAAAGGAAACTATTTTTTATTACTATCTTTTCTCTCTCTCCTTGCAAGTCTATGAAGAGCAAAAAAATGTCCTGTGCTTTTTTGTCAATAGCTTTCTTGTTGTCATGGCTTTCAAAGAAAGAGCGGGCAAAGTCTAGTATATTCTGAGTCGGCAACTTATGTACTTCGTAAGCATTATTCTGGAGCTGTCTTGATAAAAGAACCCTCTTGACAAAATGATAAGTGAAAAAGAATAAACTGGAGAGGTTTATCAGAGCTACCAGAATCAAAAGAATTTCCATGTGAGTGGGTAATTTCATGTATTTGTTTCCTTTCCTGTGTTTGCTGTTAGTAAATTATGCCGTTTTTGCGGCCGTAAAAGCCGTAAGAGGCTCGTTATTATGTTTTGCCGTGTAATGAATAGCAGAGGCGGCTAACGTTCCTCTTACCGTATTTCAGCCGCCCCGCTTTGCTGCATACCTATATTGACCTTTCCTGCTTTTCAAAACTTGTATAACGATATGGGTCATTTTCAGACTCTTCGCTTTCTAGGTATTCGATAGCATCAGACGCAATTTCGGGACCCCAAAGTTGACAGAGCAAAGTAATCAATTGTTCCGCGTTCTTTTTGGTAAGGGTTTGTGCAAAAGATAGAAAATTGAAATTGACGATAATCGTTCCAGTTGCCTCTTGTGATAAGATTGCAGTGAAATCGTCTTCGACTAAAGGGGCTTTGCTTTCCAAGTTTTGCACACCCATTACAAAGAGTCTTTCTTTTATGTTGTCGAATCTTAGGTCTATGTTTTTGTATTTGAACATTCTGTCCTCTCTGGCTTAATCGTTTAGAATAAATTGCTTTTTCTCTTCGTCAAATTTGAAGCCTCTCGTTTGCATGACTTTTTGGACGCCAGCCCAAATAGCGGTCTTTTCTGTTTTCTTGAACTTAGCATCAGCAAGAGCTTGGTATAGAACAGTAGGCTCACAGGTCTTCGCGAACTCTTGCCATTTTTGAACATTATCAATAGCAGCTTTGTGCTCGTCTATTCTGTCAACAAGAGCGGCTTTTGTTTTTTGAATAATGTGAGACATTGCTTGGCTGGCAAAGTTTAGGTCTGTAATTTCTATTGGTTCAATTCCAGCACAATTTTTAGCAACATGCTGGTCGCTCAAATCAAAAGTCAGAAAGCGTCTATTGTTCTTCATGGAATAGAAACCAATCAAGTCGCATGATTGGAGCAACAAATCGTAAGAGCTACCTTGCACGAGTGGGCGTTTAATTCTTATGTCGCCCTCTTCTTTTTCTTTGGCGTGAGCTATGAAGACAATGTTCTTTCCAGACCTCTTGAGTGGCGTAAAGTAATCAGTAAAAACCTTCTTGAGTTCACCCCAAAGTTTAATGCTGTTCTTTGCCAGCATCGGCTGCGTATCGACAAGGTGAGATTGGATAAGCTCCAACAATGTTCCAGCCGTATCAATTATTACAGTTTCGCTGTTTGCTATCATTGCAGAGAGTTCAGAACTTGAGTCCAGAACGTCTTGCCATGAATCAAATTGAACAACAGTCTTACCGAATGAAGCTCTGTGTGCCCCTCTGTCAAAGTCCAACAAAATAGGGTTAGGGCTGCTATTGGCTAGCGTAGTCTTACCAATACCCGGTTCGCCATAAATAAGTGTCACCAAACCTGTAGTCTGAATCACTTCTTGTGCATTAAATACTTTCATGTCTCTCTCCTTTCTTGTTTTGTAAATAAACTTTTACTTCGTTTCTATCTATTAAGTGTGTGAAGTAGCTCTTTCCTTTCTTGATTGTTTTGACCGACCTGAAAACAGGCGGCGTAATTTTCTTTCGTTTTGCGCTCGGTCTGTATATTCCAGAAATCAAATAGTAAACATTTTGCGTGGAACAGTTTAGAAGAGCGGCGGCCTCTTTGACGGTAAGCCAGCCGCTTTCTTTCTTATGTTTCATAAAGTCCTCAGAAATGGTGATAGTATTTGTTCGAGTATCAATAAGCAAGCAAGCGCCGACATAAAAAAAGTAAAGAACATTACGCCTTTCATGCTGTCAACTTTGCTCTCGAGTTCCTGCTTTTCAGACTCTAGATATTTGCAATAAGTTTGCAAGTTTGCGTGCCTCTCTTCTAGCTGTTTGTACTGTTGGAATCTAAGAGAGTCTGGAGACATAGCGTCTGATATTCTAGTTAGATTTCCGCTCTGCTTATTCGTTGTCATCATTTTGTTCTCCTTCGTTTGCGTTTGCTGTTCGTAATGTTCTCAGTGCCTCTGTAAGCTCCAGACAAGCCGTATCAATGGCGTTATATTCGGAGCGGGTAAGTAGGGAGCGCTCGTTGTAAAGCGCATCCCATAGTTTACCTCGTAATCTTTTCAGCTCTCGTCCTATATTATCCCTTGTTCTCATGGCTATTTCCTTACAACTCAATGTTCCAAAATAATTTAATGTTCTGTTTGTAGATTTCCAGCTCTTGTTTCCTGTCTAGAATCTGCTTTGCAGCCTGTAAGAGCGGCGTAAGCTGTTCGGGCGGTATGTTCT